CAACCCTATAAAGCATACCTTTATTGGGTGCCGTCAACCCGGATACCGAGGAGGTCTCTTTGATTCCTCTCGATTGTTTGGGAGGCGAGCTGCGTCGTGGGCTTACGATCAGTTGTTACGACAGTGTTCCCTTGTTCTGCCTGACGTCGTTATGCATGGCATCCGCATTCCCAGCCGCTCCCGCGTACTCTCCAACAATACTATTGCCATGAGAGCTGTGCAGAAAGCCTTTGCCCACCCCCACGGGGGTATGGGAGAGAAGTCCGACTTCTATTGGCAGCTCGCTTGGTCTGTGTATCTGTCTTCTAATCTGGAGTATGAGCACAAACTCAACAGCACCTTTGGTGTGGGAGCTACTAAGTACCTAGGCAATCAGTTTGTGACACGCCTAGTCGAGCACATCAAAGAACTCAGAGAAGATATTGTATCGAAACAACCAAGACAGTATTTGGATAAGTACCGCTCTTTCCAAGATCTAGTATCCCGAGCTTACCATGATGAGAATGTGAACACCCACTTCTCAGGGCATCAGATGAAGTTTGTCATGGGGCATTTGAGTGATAGTGAAATACCGTTTCGCTCACCCCAGCAATACAGACATATGCACAGTAGCCTCGTCAGAGTTGTGGATAGCTATGGCAAATCAGTATGTCCTTTTACGCATGATGCGAAAGCCCCCGAACAATGGGATAAAAAATGGGAGGGGCTGAGAAAAAAGTTCGACTGCCCCCCTAATTATGACGCGACGGATTACGTAGGCTTTGCTGTGCCCAACTTCAGCCTACTGCGAGAGAACTGGCAGTCGATGGTTGAGTTCTTCAATGGATGCGGGTTCCCCGAACCCAAGCCCTTTGGCTTCGCCTTCAACAAAGAGAACGAGTCTTCCCTCGCAGTGCTGGCCGATACAGCTTGGTCTAATTTCCTGAACCCCTCAGCTCTCCTCAATCAAGAGTCTGAGGAGACAATAAAGAATACTACAATACTACTTGGATAATTATGAAACTAACATCAAGAATATGGGTAGTCACCGACACCCACTTTTTCCACAAAGGAATCGTGAGACGGGGGGTCCGCCCTCCTGACCACAACGAACGGACAGCAGAAGCCCTCAGTAAACTGGGGCCTGACGATATACTAATCCACTTGGGAGACTTCGCCTTTGCTAAGTATAGCGAAGCTGCTGAGATCATGAACCGATGCCCAGCGCGGAGTAAGATTCTGCTGCTGGGCAACCATGACAACCATCCTTACTCCTACTACATCCAGCACGGGTTTACTGCTGCAATGGAGACTATGACACTGGAGTATGGTGGTCAGAATATCTTGTTCAGTCACCACCCCATGAGACGTTTAAGCTGGGGCCCGCATTTGGATCTTCCCGATGGCGTCGATCTAAACATTCACGGCCACCTGCATCTTCGCAACCATCGTGACGAAGAGTCAGCATGGCAGGATGAGAAAGATGAACGCTGGTTCTTGCTCTCACATGAGGCAGTGGGCTACCGACCTGTTCTGCTCGACGATATATTAGAGGGTAAGATCCCCCGTGTTCTCAAGGAGGATGCCATGGAGTATGTGCATGATCCTGAGAATGTCCGCTTCCACGACAAGACAAACAATACACAATGATCCTGATCATCATAATAAATAAACATGAAGATATACGAAGTAACAGACAATGAGAGCCGTCAATGGTTCGATAAGAAAGCGGAGGCGCAAGCCGCATCCAATAAAGCAGAGTCACCTATGGTTACTCATGAGATAAGCAGCACCCGAGCTGGTTACGTTAAGTTCCTCAATGAAGTAGCGGACACAGCTCCCACTGTATCCCGTACCGTGGTTCGTGTAACCGCAAGCAAGCCCCCTGTCCCAGATCCAGACGCATGAATATATTTGTCGTAGATAAAGATCCGACCACCGCAGCACAGCAACTGTGTGACAAGCATGTGGTCAAGATGATCCTTGAGTCAGCGCAGATGTTGTGCGCGGCTTACCCCAAGGGTGAGGCCCCATACAAGCGAGCCTTCTACAATCACCCATGCACCGTCTGGGCTAGGGAATCCAAGGACAACTATGATTGGCTACTCACCCACGCCGATGAGATGTGCCGTGAGTACACCTACCGTTATGGCAAGACACACAAGTCAACTGATGTCATACACTGGTGTGCAGCTAACTACCCAAAGCTAGGCTTGAGCAAGCAAGGTCTCACCCCCTTCGCTCAGGCCATGCCGGAAGAATACAAACGAGTCTTCGCAGTGACGGCTTACCGTGCCTACTACAACGGTGAGAAAAGTTACTTCGCCAAGTGGTCGGGGCGTGATACCCCTGACTGGTTCCTGAATCCTGAATCCTGAATCATGAGTAAGATAATTGATGTCCGTAAATGGATGCCCGCCATTCGACAAATGGCACATAGAAAGCTGCCTATGATCTTGTTGCAAGAGGAGCTTCGCAGGGAGAAGGAACGGACGTCTCAACTGATAGACAAACTTAGACCGGTAAAGAATAGAACAGTACAAAAAATAATAAAAGAGTATGAAAACAATGACATCAAACCCCTTCAGGGGGAAAGCCGCGACGACCGTCTTTGATATGTCCTGCCGTGAGGGACTGAAGACCGCCGTCCGTTACCACGATACCAACATAGTAGAGTTCACACCTTCCGCGGTTGTCTTGAACTCTGGTGGTTGGAGAACCGCTACCACGAAACGTAGAATGAATGAGGTCTCGGACCACTACGGTCTACGCTTCCACGTTTATCAGGAAGACTTCAAGTGGTGGGTTGTCCTCCATGACTCCCACTTAACTAGCAGAACTATGCCCTTCAGTGATGGAATGCAATTCCCAAGAATATGAAAACAAAAATAAATACAGCAGTGACTGAAGTAAATGACGTCACTGTCAAACTACAATCGAAGCCTGACAACGAAGCCGTCAACGGGTGGGCCGTGATCGCCTACCTACCCGACTTCTCTATCAGGTCTAAGTCGCTCCACAGTAGAGATAAGATGGGGCGTTTCCTATCAGCAATAGGCATCGCCGCAGGTTATCAGCTACATGAGCTGAGGCCCGACATCGAAGATCCCTACATGACGCGAGCCGAAGAGGAGATGGATGAGCTTGAGAGAACCTGCGAAAGACTGATGCCTACGTTATGATCCACATGATTCGTGAATACCTACCCAACGGTATGCCCATCATGATAGACGGGATAGTGGACGGAGATAGAGTATCTCCTGAGTCCGCTCGCATCTTCCCCCTTAGTGTGGGGGAAGATGCACCGTCTGTGATCGGCGTCCCGTTCTACTGCCACGAAGACCCCGACGATCTCGGCAAGAAGATAGCTGACCGACTCACCAAAGTTTACAGGGACTCAGTTGATGACTAGGGGGTGTCCGATCCTTGGCCCGTGTAGACGTCCTCGTATCTTTTCTCCTGAGAGATTCTCTGCACTGCCGCGTCATATACACGGGCTCGGTTGTCAGGCCAGCTTTCGTCAGGGTCGGCTTTCAATAGGTCTACATACCAAGCTTCTGTAGGAAGGTACCTTTCAGTCCTACTGTTCATCACTGCTTTCGCCCTGTTTTTCCCAACACCACCTTTTATAAGCGCATTGTATATCTGATCGTCTGTAAGACGGAGCGCAGGCTCCTCAAAGTTTCTTGATGTTTCAATCATAGAGATCAGTTTCTTATCAGTCTGAACCGTGTTATCTATGACTCTTCTGGCTAGGTCTTCGATTTCTTCATCGGTGTAGGAAACACTACCGTCCTTGAGTTTATCTTTGATAAGGGCTCTGACCGCCTCCCTGTCTCGGTTTATCTCGTACGCTACCGCCCGCATACCTTGAGATGGGTCTACCTCCCGCACCTTCAGGGGCGACATAACGGAGGCGAGAGTTTGCTCTGATAATCTTTGAATATCTGTATCTTCGGCATCCCTTTGCTTGTAGTGTCTTCTTAGCTTCTCCAGATTAGAAGGTAGCAAGGTGTCTAAGATAACCTTATCTCTGATAGCCTTGAACTTCTCGTTGTTGTCCATCCCATCTTTGAAAAGGGGGCGACCGTCTGGGTCTCGCCCTGTGAAAGCCTTAGCTATTGTATCTGGTACTTGGCCTAAAGGTAACGCGTCAACGACGTTGAATTCTGGTTTACCCGTTGAACGATTAAGAGTAAATGTCTGCCCCAAGAATCTCTCAAGGTACGTTACATACATTTTACCTGCGGCTTCCCTGAACCCCGCACCCACTTCACCTTCCTTCAATCCCGCGAGGAGTTTTATGAAAGCCTGTTGAGATCCATCAATCACGGGGGACATCCCGTTGATGTAGGTTATATCTACTGAATAAATCTTGTTTGGATCAATCTCAGGGGGTAGTCCCGAGAACATGTCAATTATCTGGGGAACAGAGCTCGCCCCCATGTCAATGAGAGTGGAGCCTTTTATATAAACGTATGAGTTGTTCCGCGCATAAGAGGGCCTATTTGCTTCCAGCAATTCTTCTTCGTCTCTATCCAGTAAAACTTTAAGGGTGATAAACACAGAAGATGTGGCGGCAGCGGCAAAGGAACCATGTGTGAGCATCGCCGTCCGTCTCCTTCTTCTTCCATTTCTCTCAATGATAGGGTTTCTGTCTTTGATCTCTTGGTAAGAAGTACCTCTCAATACTTGATTGTACAGAATCCTAGCTTGGTCTACGAAAAAGCCAGAGAATGCATCAAATATGAAGGGATTAAATCTTCTAATGAGCCTCTGTATTCGTGTTGCTTCAGAGTAAGTGGGCGCGACAGACACGGCTTTCCTCGCTGCCAGTTGCTGCATCGCCTCTTCAGACATATCCAGATATCCTAAATCTAGGCCGTTGTCTTTTTCATACTGCTGGGCCTCTTTAAGAACACTCTTTTCTTTTTTGTATATAGCTACTTTGGTAGCTGTGTCTATCGCTTGAGCCATAGACGCCACAAAATCATAAGATGCTTTGAACGGGGCTTGAGATATGTCTTTTATTTTACCCAGTCTAGATTTCTTTGATGTCTCAAAGACATCTCCCAAAGACTCAAAGAAAAGTTGACTCACATCCTTTGTTTTACCCGCCTTGAGTTGGTTGTTAATCGTGCTTATTTCTAAGGTTCTCTGATCAAGTCCGAGCATCCGGTATTCTGTCGCACTCAGCTCCTGCTCACTACCCGGTCTACGTTCGGGGGATATTTTAGACCCGCCTCTAAATGGTTGATCCAACCTAGACATGAATAAAATAGCCAGCTCTCTCGCAACATCTTTCGGAGTTATTCCATTGGCTGACCCATATGAACTTATTGCGGTAATCATGTTACGAAGTGGGTATGCGGGGATGTTGAAAGCCGTCTTAGCTACGAGGAACAGACCATTAACAATCTCTATAGATCTGACCCCGAGTTTACCAGCCGCTGTCACATACCTTCCTTCTTTAGCGAGCTGGATTACCGTACGCCCGTCGCCTATGGATGTACCCGCACTGGTTCCACTCAGCTTTTGATAATCTTTGAACGCTTCAAACGCTTCGGTAGGGATAAACATGTCGTAGGTAAAATCAAATACGTCCCGACTCTTCACAGTTTTAGCGCCATCCCCATCTGTATCTGTTCTGTTGTTGGAGTCTATGTACTCTTTCAGCAACCTCCCAGTCCTTGCGTTAGTGTATTCGCTACCATCTAGATCTGCATCAATCGCTTCTTGTAGAGTAAATACGAAAGCGTTTCCAAAGTCTCCGTCTACCACACCACCAATACGTTTTAACTGACTGAAGAAAGACGACTGCTCTGCCATTCTGGTCAAAGCAGTGAAGGTCTGCTCGAAAGCTACCAAACCTTTCTCTTCAAACGTACCGTCCTCATTTAACTCTAGACCGTATTGACCCAGAAGATACCGAACCCTCGGGTCAATCTCTGACTTTCTTTTAAGAGCATCTGTATCAAGCTGTAGAAGCCGCTTAAGTTTCGGAAACTTATCGCTCAACACCGCAGATACGTTCTGGCCCATTTCTCCGCGTGACTTCTCCTCGATAGCCTTGAGGAGAGTGTTCATTGTTGAAACAGTTTTGTCGCGCGAGTCTTTAACGGAGAACTCTGCTTTTATCCGAGCTTCCTCAAGCATTTCAGGTTTGGAAAGAGAGCTTATCCGTTTAGCCTCCGCTTCCTCTTCGGCGTCCTTGAATTCTACTTTCTGTCTTACTTTATCCCGCTGCCCCCGCATCTTAGCCAGTTCTTCTTTCGTCTCTGCCTCCACACGCAGCTCTTCAAAATAGCTCATGGCCGCGTCCCTACGTGCAGCGAACTTTCCTTTAGGTTTTTGAATCTCCTCTAAGTATGCGAAGTCATCGTAGCCTTTGTACTGACGGGTAAGGTACACACCGGACTGCCTGTCTATTATCATCTTAAGTTTACCACCCCGAACTTCGCTCAACCCGTAGTTCTTAGAAACCAACTGACTCAGAGCATCTAGGGAAGCTCGTATGGCCCCCATCTTGACCACGATCTCTGGGCCTAGCTCGGTATCATCGTTGATGGCTTTGTACGCAATCTTTTGTTTTTCCTTAAACGCTTTGACTTTTTCTACGCGGGCTTTTTCCAGAGGAATCGTGAACAGCACACGCCTCATACTAGCAAGAGCCTCTGGTTCAACATCAGTGTCGGGGCGCAGACCGTCCTTTACTTCTTTCTTAATCTTCCGCGCCACGGATCTGTAAACTGAATTCAAATTTTCTTTGAACTCTGGTTCTACATCTAGGCTGTCGGTTGTCCCCGCCGCTGTGTTTAGAGCTACCAATATGTCATCAGGTATTCCACCTTTGTACGCTCTCTTCAGTAGTTTAACAAGAACCGTAAAGTCAGAAAGCTTCTGGCCTTCCATTGCTGACACCCACAACTGAATCTTCTTTATGAGTTCTTGCACTCGCGGGTCCTGCATCCCAATCTTACCTCTTTGAACAAGCGCCTCGATACCTTTTAGTGTGCTGGCCCCCGAAAAACCCCCTCTTTCAAATTTTAGAACTGCTTCTGACTGGTCTACCTGCCGCTGCCTCACAAGCTTTATAGCCTCCAACCGTTCTTCAGTTGTGGATTCAGGATCTGTAGCCTTTTTGAAAAGGTCTGACTGTCTTTCAAATGAATTTATCAACGTCTCCACTCCGGCTAAAGGATCTCCCTCGGGAGAGAACCCCGCGTCCTCGGGCCTGTTATTATCAAGAGCTTTCATAGCTCCAACAATACGTTGAACTACCTGTTGGTAGTTTGAGTTCCGCTCACCGCTAAGCATTGGCCCTAATCGAGCCGCGACTTTTGTGAGCTGTCTGTTTAAAGCCGTGACGTATGGGGAGCTCAAGCCTTCAATCGCAGCCGCGTCAACTGATTCAGTTGTGGCCCCTTTCACTATCCTCTGCACATCCATACGGATCATCTCAGATAACGCATGTCTCACCTCATCTGAGTCCCCGTCTCTAAGTGCTTGTAACTTGGGCTCAGCTTCTGCCTCTCGTCTCGATCTTGTCTCTGGGTTAAGATAATTAAATCTATCACTTACCTGTAGGTAGTCTTTGTATGACTCTACAAGAGCGTCGACCCCGACCTCTTCAAGTAACGCCTGCTTTTCTGCATCTGGTATTACCAGATTGTCCACTGCATGAACAGTCTCCTCCAACACCGCTAACTCTATCTCATCTCTTACTCTCCTCGCTGCGAGTCGAAACCTCTCTGTAGCTTTAGCTCTACCCTCCTCACTCATGAGATCAATGATTGGCCCACTTGTCGCAGACAGAACCGCGACGTCTCCTATGAGGTCTACCCGATCCTGCATAGCATCGAGGTCAAAGTTAATCTGAGTGATTCGTTTCCTTACCCCGTCCTCTACGATGGTGCTCTCCTCAGTGAAAGCAGGTTGGAAAGCTTTGTAGCCTAAACCCCTACTCCTCAAATCCTCGGCATTAGTAAACACGACACGCACCCCAGTGGGTACTTGTCTGCTTACCTCATCTTTGAGGATTTGTGTGAACATAACCTGATCCGCGAGATAAGCTTCCTCATCGCCGGACCTTCCTTCTTCCCGAGCTTTGATAAAGTCATCGAGGTATGCGTTGTACAAATCAAACTCAGGCCCATCAACCAGACCCTCAGACATTCGTTTAGCTAAGTCCGCACTTAAACCCCGTGTCAGTCCAACGCGATCAACCTCTTGCTGGACTGCTTTAATGATACTGTCTCGGGTAGCCTCGAAGGATCGCGTAAGATCTCTCGACCCTTTCATCTTCGCGAAGTTATAAATAGTCTCAACTACTTCTATCTGTTGTTTCTCGACCCCTGTCTGCCTACTGAACATGGTCTTGATCGCATCAATAATTCTGCGGAAAAGACTCCTGTCGCCGATGGCTATCCTACGGGTGGCGTCCTGAAAATCAGAAGCACTGAGCCAGCTAGTAAAGAATTCTTCAAACCCACGGGCGGCAGGGAGAATGACATCCGATCCAGCCGTTCCCTTCATTGCTGCTTGAGATGCGTCGAGTGTTGTTTCATCTGCTCCTGCGTAGAAGGGGAGGTCCCCACTAGCAGCTACAACTCCCGAAGGACCTACCATTCTAACTGTCTGTCTTCCTGTCTCGAATACATAATCGAGATTACGGTTCGCTATACCCCTCTTCTTAGAGTTCTCCCACTGCTTGCGTGCGCGATCATAGATCACCTGCATTTGTTTTTTGGCAGCTCTCTGACCAGACGTAAGTTCTGCGTCAGGGGTAGTGATGATCTTCTGGAACACGGCATGACCCACTTCGTGCAAGACAACAGAGATAACGCCGTCTCCATATCTGCCATTCACATTCACAGTAACTTCCCCCGTGGTAGGGTTAAAGCTACCGGCAAAGTGATGACCAGCCTCAGTTGTAACTGGAGTTAAGTTTGTTCTTATGTAGTCCTCAAATTGAAGCAGAAGATCTGCGGCCATACGATGTTCTGGCCCAGCATTCTTGAGGACATTGATAAGAGATTCTACGTTTTTGTTTTCCAAACCAAGCTCTAGAATCTCTTGGACGTTCATCTCTTTTATTCTCTCGACGAACTTCCGATCCAAGAAACTAGGAGCATTCTGTTCTTCTGATATCCGTCTGTAATCGTTGACTACCTTAATAACCTCATCAGCATTCGTTTCAATACCCGCAGCTTCGACTATTCGAGAACCTCTCTCTGGGTTAAGATCTCCTCCCATCGCGTTGATCTTGTATAAGTATAGAATCGCGGCTGCCGCCCCCTTCTGCGGTGAAGGGGGATTAAACGCAGCAGCGCCTAATATACTAAGCGCAGTTTGCTGAGCTGTTCTTACGTCGTCTGATACTTTTTTCGCCCAGCCCTCTGGCAGACTACGTATACCTTCCTCAAATTTCTTGATCAGAACCTCGGGTTCCATGTCGTCAGCGGATCGGAGATCCTGTGCGGGTTCTACATTCATCACCCCCTCTTCTTGCAGAGCATTCGCAATCCTCCTGATGACTTCCGCTTGAGTACCTTTAAGGAAGTTAATACCTCTACTGCGAATGTCTGCTATTAACGGATCTACCTTGAGGTCGACGCTTTTTAACGTATGGACATTCGGATCATCAGGGGGAGGAGGCGCACCTTCATCGAAGTTGAAGTCGACATCAACACTAGGGGGTTGAACTGGTGCCCCCGACTCAGCCCTTCTTTTTGGTACGTCTTGTGAATCCTTCGACTTATCAAGTCTACTATCTATCTCGGCTTTGCCTGTACGTAAATCTGGAGTAGGTGTAGCAGAAGTTCTACGACCTTCTTCAGTCTGCACTCCCTTATGTCTGGAGAGACTCGATACCCAATCAACAACGGCATCGAAAACATTCTGATCTTTTTTGGCCGGTATCCCCCTCCCCAAAAAGTTGCTCAAAACAAACCCAAACAACTCATTGTCGTTTGCAAAGTCGGACTGTGTTTTTCCTGTGGCTTTGGTAAGACCAGACAAGTCTTTCTCGCCTTTCTTAAAGAGACTCATGATAGCCTCTTCGTTCGTTTGCCCTGTCGACTTATTTGCTACAGCCTGAAGTATGGCGACCTCAACTGCATAAAGCCTACCTTGAGCAAAGATATCTAGACCATACAGGTTCTTTAGTACATCTTTCTCGAACTTCCCCCGAACTCTATTACTTACTGGGGCTTGATCACCAGACTCGATGATAGGCTTTAGATAAGCTGAAATTCTATCTATTGTCTGAGCGATGGTTATAGATTCTTCCACTCGATCAGCGACTGAGGTAGGGTCGCTTTTGTTAAGAGAGACATCTATCCGCACACCAGTGTCGATAAACTCTAGCAAAGTGTTGGTCCTTTCGTACGCCCTAGTTACTAGTTTGTCGGGGCTACTGGTTCTCTTTTGGGTGTAGTTTCCGTCTGCCCTGACCTCACTTCCACTGCCATCTCCGACAGGGTAGTAAACAGATCTTACTACGCCCTTGAGGGCTGCGGGCTCGTTGCCCTCGCGGTCGGCTCGAAAGGTTGGGTTGACCTTTTCCATTGGGAAATCTTTCGGGATAAGAATCGAGTCAGTGTCTGCTACCTGATCGAGCGCCACCTTCATAGCCCGAGGGTCATTGTTAAACAGCACCACCTGTTCTCCAGTACCGCCAATGCCATTACCCCTATCGAAGATACCGCCTTTAGTATCTTCGATTGTGTAGATCTCTGTCTTACTGAATTGTAATGTGGTTTCTTCTAAGGTCATCCATTGTTCGTCATCAATGCTGCCCAAGATAGACTCTAAACGTGCCCTTACGTCGTCCCTTTTTGTCAGCCCTTTGCCCGCTTCATCAAACTGAACAAGAGGGTACCTCTCGTTCACACCTTTATACGTTCGGTCAGCCGCTGCTTTTTGGTCGGTAGAATTTGCTTTGATTCTTGAAGGGAAACCGAACACAGCGGTCCCCATCAGCCGTGTAGAATTCTTAGCACTCCCCCTGCGGAGAGCACCGGCTTCTATATCTTCCTCTACAAGAGTGTCGAGTTCATCCTTGGCCTTCTGCTTTGGATCAATCTCCGAGATGATTCCTGTATCCTTTCTCGGGGACCCTGAGTCCTGTTTCGTGGTTCCCGATTCAGGAGCTGCGGGTTCAGCGGGTGTGGGCGCAGGAGGTGGTTCTTCTGGAAGCTCTGGTTCTGGCTCTGGCTCTGGCTCTGGCTCCAGTTCTTTCTTACGCCTATTCAGCGTCAGTAAATCTTCGAGAGTATTTTTTAATCTCTCCAGAAGTTCCAGCTCCGCTACGCGGGTGCCTACATCAGTGGACCTACCCCCTACCGCTGCCTTCTTTGCCATCCTCTGGCCCAGTTTGTCTATCAAACCCTGTGTGGGTTTATCCGTAAAATAAACCTCCCCCACTCCCCCCTGATATGCTTTCGGAAGACCCTGCTTTGCACGCTCTTTAAGAGCGTCTAGCCCATTTTTGATGCGGCTGATTGTTTGTTTCAGGACGGGCTCATCCCTTTCGATACGGGCCAAGTCCTCTGTCTCTTGTGGATCTCTCCGAACCTGAGACATCAATTCTTCTACCTCTATTGTGGCCTCCTCCTCTGTCATGCCCTTCCCCACAACGAACGCCCTGATAAGCTCTTTTTTCGCGTCAGGTGTGACAACAGTAGCGCCTGTACCCGAAGTCTTTTTCGCGGCCTCCGCTGCTGCTTGAGCTGCGTTGCCTGCCTCGACTGCTGCGTTCTGCTGCTCCGGTGTGGAGTTTTCTACGTTAGCATCAGCTTGAGCCTCGGTTATGCCCGTAGTTAACTGATGAATAATATAATTTAGGACGTCCTTCTGAGCATCAGTAAGGACCATGTTGGCCGAGTACTGCTCAATCATAGAAATAGCTGACAGTCTTTCAGACAGCTCAAACTTATTGGGATCTTTAATAACTGCCACCAAATCGTCAGCAATTGGAAGCAGGTTAATTTGATTCAACAGGTTGAGAATTCTAGCTTCCCCCTCGAACTCAGACGTCGCTTCTTCCGCATCCTGTTCGTTTGATTTCTTTTGAACTTGTTCAGAGGATGGTGATTTAGATAAAGGAGATTTTGGTGTCCCGAATTCAGCAGCTAATTTAGCAGTAATGTCTCTCTGTTCTTTACTCCCCTTCTTTTGTTCCCCGAATTGTTTTATGTCCGAGGCTAAGGCTTCTGATTTCTGCTCCTCCCTACTAGCGTCTAGCTGCTCCTGAGCTTCGTCTGCATCGGCCTGTGGATCTGCCTGTGAATCTGCCTTCGTGTCGGCGTCAGTGTCAGTTTCTACCTTTGGAGCAGGACTCGCTTCATCCATCGCTGCGAGTATCTCTTCTACTGTGTTCGCAGTCTCTGTGCTTCCGGTAGCTTTTAGCCTAGCCACCGTCCGCTTCCTAATATCCTTAGCTAGTTCAAGACGAACTCTCCGCTCGTCGCTCTCTTTCATCGTCCCCATGTTTGCTCGGGATTCAATAACCCCTCTAGCGCCACCACCTAGAGCCCCGAGACCCGCCCCATACGCGGCACCAAGAAGACCCTCTTTTGCACGGTCTAAGAAGGGACGGTCCCAATCATCTGCGGAGGTATCCCTCGCCCCCAGTGAGCGAGCGAACGTGTTGAGTAAAGCATCTGTTCCTTCTTGAAGGGATTCCGCAACCACACCTCCACCTATTCTCTTTAGAACGGTGTAGTTCATTTTAGAAAAACCCTCCTTTAAGATTTTATTAGTTATGTCTTTTGTAGCTTCCCCTAAAGAAGCGTAGGGTTTGCCCCTTAGTTTCTCTAGTATCGCTCTGAGCCCGCGAGTAGTCCCCCCTCTAGCAGCCCATGTCTCCAGACCACCTAGCTTATCGCCTAACCCTACTACTCTACCAAGACTGTGAAGACCAATCACGGTACTTGCTGTTATTAGTCCTGCTAAGAAAGCTGTCCCCGTCGCCCTATCTTCAATTTCTTCGGCACTAAGAGGCTTGCCATCAGCGTCAGTAGCCCCCTTTAAAAGCATGTGCATGTCGCCATACGTAGCTCCCGCTGACCTAAGAAAAGCTGGAGCTGCCATTGCGGGAAACATCACTCTTTTAGAGCGCATTCCTTTTGCGGCGGCTTCAAAAAGTTTTGCTGGCGTGGTTTTCTCAACGGTCTTTCGACTTGTAACCCCTACTATCGACCCCGCACGCAATGGGGGTCCGGGCGTAGGTGTCATTTTGATAAGCTTCTTCTTTATTGCCTTGTCTACGAAATCTTTCGCAGATTCTTCACCGGCTTCCTTCAGAAGTGTTCTTAGTCCCCCACCTGTCAGACCCGCAGCGTAAGCTTTCGCAGTGCTTCGGATACCAGCCTTAGACCCCGCCGCACTGATGTACATAGCCGCCCCCACAGGACTCGTCGTTGCTGCCAACACACCAGTGGCGGCAAGGTCTACAGCGAGTGGGGCAATAAACTGCACCCCGTCGTCCACGTAAGTCGCTTGCTGACCAAACATACGACCAATAGATTTATTGGCCTCTCTTGTCATTGCCGTTCCTTTTAAGATGTCACTTCCGGTGCGCTCTAAGAAGTTAGGATCATCTCCCGGCGTAATGAGATTTACTGCTTTCCCTCCTACCAGAGAGATCGCTCCCACCAAATCTCCGGAGGCTTGTAGAATAGACTGACCGATTCTATTGTAGAAATTTTTCCCGTTCTCTGTATCCAACCACTCCCCTAAAATTTCTCCTCTTGATTTATCAGTCTTGTAGCGTTCGTCTGCTAGGTCTGTTGTACTAATGTGGTCTAGCCAAGAATTTCTTATGTCCGCAGTAGAGTCATAAATGCTGTCGACCATATTATCATACATACGATCCAGCGTCTTCTTCCTCGTTGCGAGGAGACGATCTTTTTGTGTTCTGCCTTCGGAGTCTTCCTTCCCGTCTAGATTTACAAAAATTCTATCCCCGTCTTCGTCCACATCTTGGAATACGAGCTCTTTGCTCTCGACAAGATTATCAAAGTCCGCTTTGGCTACTAGCAACTGGGGGTGGATATAAGTCTGCCCAGTTACTGGGTCTTTATATACATTCTGTTTAACCCTTTCCGCAGACTGCTCTGCCCTAGTTTTTTTGCCGGAGAATAATATGCTTTTCTTTTCGTGAAAATTAAAGACCCCATTTTCGATTGCCACGCCAGATGCAACAGACCTTGCGGCATTTAAAATCTCAGCGTCACTTATGTGCCCCCGCAGTGGATAAAGCTTTCTAAAGTCTTGTAAGAAATCCGCATAGTTATCTGAAACAAACTCGTTGTATTGACCCTTAACGGCTTTGGTCTGCCCAGTAGGAACACCATCCTCGGTAAGAAACTCATGTAGTTGCCCATCATTAGGTTTAAGATGAGAGAACCTAAGCTGTCTTATTTGTGCCGTTAGTGTGCCATACAATAGACTCTCTTCTGGGGCCGACCTAATCAGTCTCTCTGCTTCCTCCGTGTTCTGCCTCTCAATAGAAAGCTTCCGAGGGTTTTGTAAAAGATCAGTAACTTGTTCCCTAAGCGTCGGGTTTATCGCTCCTGCTCGAATAGACCTATCGACCTCCGCATCTATGTCTTCTTTGGCAATGTCTCTTGTAACCAATGCACCATCTACAATGGCGACATTCAAGATTCCGTCAGACAACTTTGTTCTCAGACGGTCTTCTTGAGAACTCTCCACAAGAAGTCTTACGGGATTTTCAAATTTTTCTAAGTATTCAAGTTCCGGCTCAGTAAGAACTTCCTGCTCACCCGCAGCATTCGGTTTAAGTGTTTCTATCCTAGCTTGTTTTTCTCTCAGCTCGTTAAAATAAAGATGACCAAACTCCATGCTATCAAGAGCATTGAATAGCTCTCCCGCACTATCCCCATCTTCGTATGTTGACGAGGCGTTTTTACGTAGCTCAAGATAGTTCTCTAGTACCTCAGCCTCTTGTTCGGCGTACGGGACTTCAGAAACTCTACGGATGGCTTCGTCTAAATCCTCTTGAGAGGTGAACCCTTTAACTAGAAACCTATTTGCAGATTCAACCGCGCCCTTTTTTTGCAGGGGGCTCTGAATGGTATTGATAAACCCATCTAAATAATTTTTGTAAGCGAATCGCAGAGCGAAATCGTCTTCAAGATCTATGGGTTTGTTCCTGTGGTCGACAGGATTATTATTCTTCCACTCCCTAAATGGGACCGCCGCTTTAAGCTCATTCACCGATGACATGCCTAATGTATGTGTATGTATGTTATTATCCTGTTTCTCCTGTAAGACCTTCGATGCCGCCTTTCCCTTGTTCTATTTTTATTTGATCGGGATTAAGATCTGGATCTATGTCAACCGCTTCCCCTAAACGAGAAGCTCGTTCACTTAGACTTTCTTCGAGGTCAAGCCGCTGCTCAAATATTTTTGCAATAAGGGCTGCACCAAAATCATCGAGGCGTGCTTTCGTTTCATCGAAACCAGCGTCTTCCGGGTTTTGTAAACTTTTGATGATTTTTTTGGTGTCAAATTTAAAATTGCCGTTTGTGTCCACAAACAGTTTCTTTGCATCTACATCAGCACCCGGCTTCGTGAGGCTATCAGGAATCAAGTCTCTTAGCTCGTCTGATGATGGCCTATATAATTTTTTGTACCGTGTTAATAAACCAACCAAATAAGTTGGGGACAAACCTTCAACAACAACCTCGTCCGCAAAAGAAGTGTCATCCTCCTTGCGTTTCTTTTTGAAACTCACAGGCTTTTCAGCATCTTCTACTAGTTTAGCAACTTGTGATCGTATAGATGAGATACTCTTTATTTCAGATTTAACTCTTTTATCCGCTAGATTAAGCGCGGAGTCCCTAGTCGAAACATCAAAGGGACGGTTGTCTGGAAAGACGAGCAGCTCTTGAAGGTCTTTAGAAAGATCATCTACAAAGTTTCCGTCTTCATCTTGTTTGATGATACTTAAAAAAGTATCGAACTTAATGTTCGTGGCGTCCTGTTTAGTTCGATCAGCAATGAGATCTTCCAATACTTTTTGTTGGTTACTTATAACCTGATCTCTATTCTCCCGCGCCTGCGCCCCCATTATTTCGTAACCAACAAGCATCTTAGGATCATTTGCCAGTCTACGTGTCTGAGCCATGTACGCTTTTGCGGCCGCCTCTCCACCCTCACTAAACATAGCGCGTAGCTCAGACTCCCTACCCCGCAGCGAAGCCAAGTGCCTCGACACGTTTTTACTAGCCGCAGCGGCGGCTTGTCCTTTTTGAGTAGCTTCCCTGCTAGTGGCTATTGCATCCCTAAGTTTTAATTGAGTAGTGAGAAGGTTGGTCCTGCGCGTAGCCATCTCGTCATACGTCGCAGCAATCTTGTTCAATCGGTCGGCCCGCTCAAGAGAGCGGTCGGCTTCGCGCTGTCTCCCCTTTGAGGAAAGGTTAGTGCGAAACTTAAAAGTGTCTCTAAGAGCCGCTGTTCCTAAATCTTCTTCAGCCATCTTAACGGTCTTTCTTTTTACCCTTAGCTTTATTCTTTTCGGCCTTTATTTTCTTCAAAGCTTGTCTGAGCTCTTTGGCTGTCATCTCCCCACTCTTCACATTTTTTTCCGCTACGTCTTCTGCTTTGGCTGCGTCCTGCTGCTTCTGTATGCCCCTCGCACGGTCTCTTTGGGCGTCGTCTTGCGTTCTGCTCCCCATATCGGCGCGTGCGTCAGGGTCTTGGCGAGCGGCTGCGGCTGCTTGGCGATCTCCTGCTGCTTCTGCGGCTCTTATATCTCGTCGAGCTTGTGCGCCCGGAGTATCAAGAGATCGTGTGTATGGATTTCCGAACTCATCTCTAAGGCCAGTGGTAACTAGACTTGTTCTCATTGGTTCTCTTCCAGAGACAGCATCTGGTTGCCGTGCTCTCTTCATAGCCTCGGCTCTTTCCTCACGGCGTGCCGCGTTTTGTCGCCTCAACCTCTCTACCGGAGTACCTAATTTACTGATGAATCTATCTAGACTTTTATTGTCTATCCCTAGAGCGTCTGCTCTACCTCGCATATCTTCAGACAAACCACCCATAATCTGAGAAGCGTCTAAAGACCCTTTGTCATACATACCTCTTAAGATATCAGCAAATTCTTTTCGAGGGTCTTTTAACTCGGCCATGCTCCATACTATATTTTAGGGTTTATAAGTCAATCCAGCAGTACGGCGTCGGGGTTGTTCAACGCACCGCTTAGCTGTTTGATAGTCACGGGTGGGCGGACTGGCCCCGAACTCGACTGAGGAGGGTCAACTGCTACGAGCCCCAACCGCTGGCGGGCGCAGTCCAAAGCTAGAAATGCTGCGTCAGCTAAGTCGGGGCTCTTTCCAAAACGCCCCTTAAATTCAGGCTTAGGCTCGATCTTTACTTTGAGCGACCCGCTCTTTACCAGCTCATAGTTCCGCGCTGTTATTTCCTGCGCCAGATCTGCCTGCACCCCAAACATCTGCTTGGTCCGCATCAATTCTTTTCCCACGAACCACATCTCAGAGACCCTGTTTGTGTACATTTCAGCGCCTGTCAGCTTGCTGCTAAGACTCACTCGCTTGTCGCTGGGCTTGCCCCCGAAGCTGACCCGAAGAAAGTTACCCGCCCACTCCCCCGCCAAAACATCACAGAAAGGAGCCCCCGCTCCGGTGGCGTCGACAGCCACATTCTCTACGGATATGTTTCGCTTCTGGCATTGCTCCTTAATTTGCCTGACAATCTGATAAGTTCGAGGCACCGCTTTATTTGTAGCGTCGTCGTTAAGATGTATGGCTTCCCCGAACTCTATTACGTATTGACCGGATTTATCGTAGCCAACTGAGGCGGTGTACAAAATCGTGCGGTCGCCCCCATTTGTGAATGCGGGGTCACACCCCGCGATATTAGTGGGGGTGCCCGCCCAGTCCACTTTGTTCATAGCCCCCGAAGTAGTCAGCTCTGATTCGCTGTAAATGCCGGTAGTCTCATCCGAGTCAAAGAATACGGCGCGGACCATTCGCATGTAACCCCGAGACTCGACTCCCAGTAAGGCTTTGTCCTCATCAAGTTTTTCCTGTGTGGGTAGCCACGGGTATAGCGTCTCTCCCGCCACAATGTTGGGGGACCTCTCTCCATCTAAGCGTAGATAATGTCCTCCCCACTTCGTCTCCCAGTTATCGTAAGTATTTGTATCAACAGAGTCCCACCCATCTTTGGGTTGGGACCAGATACCAAAAGCGTCGAACCTGCTGTTCGGGTTCGACATGCCGATGAGTTGGAATTCAGGGTTCTTCGACAGGTTCGTCAATCCTGCTTGAAGAATAGCTTCCGAAAGCTCAGACAGCTCATCGCCGATTAAGATCACCCTCTTCTGTTTAATACCAATAAACTTACCGACAGCTTCTCTTGTCTTAGATTTCTCTGCTGATATGAGGCTGAGACCCGCTCGTTCGATAAGAGTCTGGTTCTCGTCAACATATGCTGCGTTCCCTATCGAGTCCCTGATTTTTATTGGAGCCCCTTCAATGACG